AAATCTGATAAATCAACATCAAACCATCCTGAAGATATTTTGGCTTCGTTATCAGAGGTAGTTCCGTGTGATTCAAAAATAATTGTTACCATATTTCTTATAATTATTTCCCACAGCACTTCTTATACTTAAGCGCGGGTCCGCAAGGACATAACATCCAGTCTTACCTAACGATTCATTTCCAATTTTCAATGTACTTTTACTATACCGCTACTCATCTTCTTTGTCGAGTGGCTTCTCGATGTCTTCGGGTTCTTCCTTTTTACCCCACCTTTTGGCCATTCCTTTTTTACCCATTTCACTATACTGCCCCGGTCCGTATTTCTTGAGTTTGGCAGCTGCGCCTTTTCTGCCCATTGCGGCGGCGGCTTCACTTATTGTTTTTTTATCCATAAATTTCGTTTAATTACTATCTCTAATACCATTGTATCACACGCTGGTTATACTGTCAATACCCCAAACTTACGAAAAAAAAGAACGGACCTAAATCCGTACTTTTTCTTTTTGTGCAGCCATATAGATTGCCCTCTGTTCTTCTCTTCTGATCTTCGTCGCGGCGCGCTTGTCAATCTTCTTTTTCGCCACCCTGACCGGTGCCCTGAACTTCTTAGCGGGTAATTCTCCGAAGATCTGATCTCCCGGATGATATTCCCTGTATGATTCTTCCATCTCGTAATCATTAAACATTGTATATACGAAGCTCGATGCCAGATTACTATGCCCCATTTGATTGGAAATCGTGCTGTTATTAACTTTCTTTTTAGCAAGGTCAACTCCGAAGTGGTGTCGGAAACTATGGGGATTTACTGTCGTAATGCCGGCTTTCTTGGATAGCCTATAAAGCATATCCTCCGTCCCTTTGATTCCGAATCTCTTTCCATATTTACCGCTGTTAATCGAAATAAATAAAGCATCGTAATCCTCGAAAAATCCATTGTCGAATAGTTTCTGACGCCGCTTCATCCACATCTTCAGGGCTTCATTGGTTGATTCGGTCCAGAATATCTGGCGCATAGGTTTTTTGCCTCTCGATTTCTCGGTATGGATAATTGCCTGCATGCCCTTGGTGTCTATATCTTGGATATTCAAGGAAAGTAATTCATTGCACCTTACGCCGGTATCAAATAGCATCCGAGTAATAGCTTCGTTGCGGATGTGCAGAGCATATCTACCATCTTTCGGAATCTCAGCCAGAATCTTTCTATAATTTTCTTCGATGAGCACTCGAGGTTGTCTATACTCCTTATTCGGAATAGGAATGAGCCAGGGGTCCAGGACTTTTATATCTTGATGTTGATAGAATTCGAATATCTTCCGGATAGCGCAGGCCTTGGGAATAAAGCCATTGCGGTCCCATCCAAGCTTCTCTTGGAGATAAAACCACTCGACTACATTTTCCAAAGCGATATCTTCAATCTCAGGATCTCGGAGAAAAACACAGAAACTGCGCAGTATGAGATCGTATCCCTTCACCGTTTCACCTTTAACTTTCAATTTTCTCCATGCTGAAAATTTTTCAATTGCTTCTGAAAATAACATAAAATTGAAGAACCGCCTTTCTACTCCCCCTCAGTTTTGCGGACTTTAGGGTTTCGAAAGACGGTTCTATCTGTGCGTCGGAATCACTTCCGGCAATTTCATTATAGCATAGAATTTTTCCGCACAAAACTCCCATAAAAGGAGAGTTTTGCACTATCTTTCTTAATTTCCGCAAAAAACATTTTCCGGAGAAAACGCTAGTATTATCCGAGAGGATATTACTAAATTAAGATTATATTTGCAGTATGCACGAAATATAGAAGATGTCAAGACTCCAACAAAAAGCAACCCTTGCGAGTTGCTTCTTGTTCATTGTGTACAGGTATAGTATATCAGACCGTGACAATTTGTCACGGGTTAATTATCCAAGTTTTCCAATTTACTTCCAATGATTTCGAATAGAGTGATGGCAATCGTGCTATACATCCCCCAGTCCAGTTCTGACCAATAGGCAAGCACGGCGATACCACCACCGATTAAGAATTTAAGCGCGGAACTTCTCGCCAACGCGAGATAAAAGTCTTTGTTTGGAGTGACATTGCATAGACCACTTTTTACTCTTCGTTGAGTGTCTTGAGATTGATACAGGATAAGAGCCCACGCTATGATTATTGCCACCATGATGAGCCCCAAAATAATTGCTGTAATCATTTTTTTGATTTAAAGATAAAATCTATTTAAGTCTATTCACTCCGATCACATCGGCCAGACCGTTGTAGTGGGACTTGATGATTTCGGACACACTGTCCCTGTCGGTCAGAGGACAGATAAGATACCCTGACAATTCCGCTTCGGAGATATCCATAGGCTCTTCTTTCAGTCCCCTGCCCTGCAGTTTCTGCAGCATCGCCACATTGCTGATATTGAGCGCTATCTTTAGATTCTCCTCGATGAGAAATTGCTCCCCTGATTCCCTGTTGATTTTGTAAATCATATTTTTATCGATATCCAAATTAACGAAACAACTGGTGAAGTTATGGGCTCCGAATTCCTCGAAAGGGATCCAAGCTCGACCTTTTAACCCCCAGTTTTCGCCCCAAGAATTGCCTAACCATATCCGACCGGCATAAAATTGACCGGTAACTGATTCATAGCCTTCTCCTGAGAGCGAGTGCCCGCCCTCCATGCTTCCGGAAGGCAGAGGAAGGTGTCCATCTGCAGGACAGGACAAATAACTCGTGTAGACCTCCATAGCGATGTTTACAGGAGTCTGGAATATGCCCATCGCCCGCTTGAATTCTTCGAGGGTGCCGCGCTGCACTTCCCAGTATGTCCGGGACTTGTGCATGAGAGCGTTCTCAATGGCCGCGGCGCTCGGTTCTCGCTTGGCGTATTGCTGCCAAGTCATATCCGGCACGGTCGGGTGATATGCTTCCTCACAGATTCCTACGGTGCACAGCGCCTTGTGGGCGTTGATAGGATAATCCCCCTCGTCGTCATAGCGCCCTGAGATTTCCTTGATAGCATGATAGAGGAAGTGCGCGCTCATCACCTTCTTCTCCGACCAATCTTTGCAGCGCTTCCCGCCGAAGGATGTGCAATCTCCGTATGCCTGCGCTATTTTTCGGGCGCGGATAGAGTCCAGAAAGTTTACGGCATCCATAAACGTTGCCGGCGGCGCGTCGGTCTGCAATTTGGAGAATTGAAAGTTGCGCTCGTCGTGCTTGTCGCTCATTTTCTCCAAGGATCCCAGCTTGTATCTTTCGGCAATCATCGATATACCTCCACATTCCATACCTCGCCCATCGTGTAGGCTGCCAGGCTGTCCGTCCAGGTGACTTTATTCTTGTCGATCACTCCTGAATTATGGAAGCTATTCAGGGTCTCTACATTTTTTATCCAGTGAAGCTTTTCATCGGTTCCGAGAGCGAACTGTCGGCCCGAGGGACTGTGTCCGATAATTTTTAACATATCGTTTTTGCTTAGATTGATAAAATATTCCTCCGGATCCTCAAAGTTTGCCAGATTACCCAGATTCAACGTTCCACTCTTCGAGATATCGATATGCAGGTGCGGGCCGGTCGTATACTTCCCCGTGTTTCCTACATAGGCGATTATTTCCCCTTCTTTGTATGAACCCTTCAGCGGCTTTTTCTGAAGGTGCATTATCCGGATGAGTTCCTTGCCGCCGCTGACCCGGATGTATGCCTGATTGCCCCCATCAGTTCCGAAAAGGGAGTTGATAATTCCCAAGTCCTTCCAGGCATAGACCGGAGTGCCCAGCGGAGCGATGATGTCCAGTCCCAGGTGTTTCGTTTTGTAGAAAGTCATCTGTCCGAAGCGATATCCGCGCCTGAGATTTTTAAAGTTCTTTATGATTTCGGTCATTGCTATATGTTAAGAATGATTGATAAATAGTGGGAGAAGTTTTCTTCCCCCGGATTTTTCTGGCTTTTGCCATTTCTGTTTTTCTTTTTCTCTCGATTCTTTTCATCGAGCATTCACCCCGCAGGATGCGTATCGGGAGTCCGTTATACGGTACTGTTTGGGGTCGTTGATGGCGGCGATTGCCTTGCGTTCGATGCGTTGAGACTTGGTCTCTCGGATGACGATGCTTCTCTTCATTAGATATTCTCCTTTTTGTTTTGGGTATATATTAAGGTCCGTTTTTTATAATTTTACCGGCAGTTATAGCGGCAGTTTTTGATTACTTCCTGGATCTCTTTCATTGATTTCGTGCTCTCTTCCAACACAGAAGCGTTCCTATCATAAGACTCGGACAGCTTCTTGAAACTGTCCCCCATCAATAGCTGATAGGCTTTCATGACTTCAAACATCTTGTAGATCACAACGCTGACCAGGACGATCATCGCGATGACAATCCCCGGGTATCCATACTGAGCTAAGCCTGCTAGTTCCTCCATGTTTTTGTTTAAAAGTTAATTATCAATATCCTATGCCCACGCCTCCCACAAAATCCCTATATTTGCAGCTCCCGGACTTCCTACTATAGTCCAGGTCATTATAAGATTTGTGCTATCAACAGTTAGAACTCCATTCTGTCCATATCCATCGACAGCAATCGCTACCATATTAGTTGTATCTGTGGCTGTTGCTATGTTAGAAGACGAGTGAGCGTTCGTCTCTTTGATTGTGTTGGTTGCACCACCTATGAACACACCAACCGACCTAGACTTTTGTATTATTGATGAACTATCTGATAAAAGAAAAGCCGACATTTTAACTTTTCTGGGTATTCCGCCAAGATTGTGGGCAGTATTCACGACACCGCTTGAACCATTTAGCGCTCTCGTTATAATTCCACTAGTAAAACCTGCTGGCACTGGTGGCACCGGCGATAAAAGTTGAAAATTAGTTCCATCATATTGAATGGCAACAAGTTGTCCGGCCACGATATCATTGGCAATTAAATCATTATTATAATTCTTCTTAATCGTTTTTGCCCCCAATCCGTTGACATTAATAGTCGCCGCCGCAGTATTGGCGAAACCTGCTTTGAATTTGAAAGTCATCCCGGTAATAAGAGAGCTGGGCACGGGAGAAACGGTTATGACATACGCATTGGCAGATCCCGAATCCGCGGCATAGATTCCAGCTGCTTTCACAACCTCGTTATATTCCGCCGCAGTTAACTTATTTTGTGCGCTGTAAGGAAAATTCATATTTTTGAAAAATTAATCACTAAACGCTCGCAAACGTATATTTACAGCTCACCATAATCGCCGTGAGGTTGTCTTTTACCCAATTCAATCCGGTAACGTGGGAGAATAATGCTCCTGTATCCACCCCCGCTGCGCCATCGATGGCATTGCCGAATTCTGTGAAGGTTCCTGTGACTTCGGTCTCGGTGAATACGATCGTTAGGTATGTGATATTCTCTCCATTCTCGCTTCCGGATAATACATCGTTGCGATATGCTTCATCAATAAGTTTCGTATCGACAGCGGATGCGGCTGAGTGCGTCTCATCCACCACTCCGGTACCGAGCAACGCCTTATTAACCTTCCCTGTATAGGTTGTGTCCCCTATCATCCGCTTCATTGCCACTGCATTGAATCCGACGTTGCAGATAACATTGTGATGATAATCGTGGGCGAATTTTCGGCCGAATGCATAATTGTCTATCATCTCGATGCGGCTGATGAGTCCTTCATAGAAGTATTGCTCCAACTTGTTATTCTTGGCGCGGACCTTCTCGGAAAGCGTACTCTGATCGAAGAATTCCGCCGTTATCTCTCCCAGCACTCCGACCTTTTCATTTACTTCTTTTTTTTCCATATTCTTCAAAATTATAATTAACCAAGCGGACAAGTATCGAGGCAGAACTCCCTTTTTGGATCTGTATTCGATGTGGGCATATACGGCGCCAGGACGAAATCTGGCATTACGCCCGCCCCGAGTGGATCCTTTACAATTTCTTCCGTCACGCTCACCGTGACATCGTCCCGATAGATAGGATCTACCAGGTTTATCTCTTCCGTGACTTCTATCGTCTCATTGAGCTGAGTATATTTCTTCAGCACTTCCGTGTCCGAGACCTTTGCGTTCTTATTCTGCTCTGAAATCATTTTCTGCAAAAAATCTACGATACCGATGCTACGCAGTGTAGCCAGCTCGACAGTGTACTCTCCTTCGGTCTGCGATAAGAGAGTCATAGCGACGCGCTGCACTATGAAAGTCTCATTAATGTCGCGGTCGGCCAGATTTACGCTGATTGTCTGTCCGCTCTTGATCCCGCTCTGATAAGTCACAAACCTCGCTTCTTTAAATGGCATTCCGTAGGCATCAATTTGAGCTTGCGCATACTGCAGCGCTTCCGCCTCCGTTGCGATGGTGTTGTCCGTGATCTTGTATTCATATTTTTTGTATTTTGCGATTGATGCCAAGTCTTCCACAAGCACCATGATCGGAATGAGAGGATAGCCTACAAGTTGGATGGCAGCCGCGGATGCGGACGCACTCACGAACCGAATATATTTTTGTTCGAAATTCCACAGACAATTATAGTCCGCATCGTTGTCGAGATTATCAATTCCGACCGTCTTGGTCACACCGCCGACAGTGACAACTGGCTTCGATGCAAATTGATAGTCAGTGTTGAAAGTCTTTTGGGTGCCGTCTCCGGTGTGATATTTGGTTTTAGTCGTACTTGACGTCATATTCCCTCCCTCCACCAGTACGGAATTGCGCAGCTGCGTCGTGTTGATCGTAATCTCGAGACTGTCCCACACAAAATTTCCGCTTGTAGCATCCAAATTGAACGGCGAGACTTCGGAATTTTTGGCAAAGAAATGAATATCTTTGTCGTAATCTATGTACCAGGAATAATTAAGCTTCTCCGCCATCATCTGAATGGCCTTGCTCATCGATATCGATTTGAAATATATACTTGGAATGACGACGGCGCAGTCCACATTGCTGATAGTGACATCAGTTCCGGGAAGATAAGTCGCGGCGAAATATGCGAAGATAGCATCGACAGTCATATTCGAGAGATGGTCATTGACCGTAATTCTGTCCGTCTCCGAAGTCCAATCTTTGACGGTGATGGTCTGGGTAGTGAGCTTTCCCGCAACGCTATCGGAGATGCTAATAATCTTTCCGGAGAAAAGCTTTACGCTGCCGTCCAATATCTCCACTTCATCTAGTTCTTTCGGCCGATAAGTTTGTCCTGCGTGGATACTAATCTCAAAGGCAATCGTGTTCGCGCCGGCATTGATAACATCGGACAAGTTTAAGCTCTCCCAGTTGATCAGAGTTGATTTGTCTATTTCTGCGATGTTGACTGTCAGGTTCATATTTTGAGATTAAGAAGCTAAACCGAGTCGCCCGCTCTTCACTAAGACTTCATCCATCATCCGTTCGAAGTCTCTTTTATTAGTGAAACTGTTTCCAGTAATATAGAAATTCGTAACATTGCCTCCTGCTCCACCCCTTCCTCTGCTCAGCGGGATGATTGCTTCCGGACCAGCCTCTCCGATCATTGCGATAGTCGGCCGGGTGACGATTCCACCTTCAGCCAGGCGCGGGATAGTTCCCATCGAAATCGAACCGATGCCCAGAGTGCTTGCCCCTTTCGCAGCCACGCTGTTGATTGAATTGATAACCTTATTTATCTGATCAATAATCCAATTCATAGAGTTCTTAATCGTCGTTTTAACGCTCTCCCATATTCCAGTGACAACATTGCCCATCCCCTCCCACATTCCCCTCCAAAGGGCACCCAGTGGCTCAGAAATAGTCTTAAATGATGTCTGTATCCAAGTGAAGAGACCGCCTATGATAGTTTTAAGTGTATTACCTACAGACTGGACCACGGTATTGATCGTTAGCCAGGTAGAATTCCATATTCCGACGATATCTACGCCCATTGCATTGAATGCCATCACCACGATTCCGGTGATAAGCGTTGTTGCAAAGTTGAAAATTGTGCTGATCTTATCCCATATCTGTTGCAAAAAATTGGCTATCCCTGTCCATATTTCCTTGGCCTTGGATGCTATCATTTCCCAGTTGTCCTTTATCCAAAGGATACCGGCAATAAGTCCGCCGATGATTGCGCCTCCTATAATGAACGGTGCCAATGCTACGGCCATGCTGATAGCCGCGGAGGCTGTCGCTGTTGCCCACGCCCACATCGCCGGCACTAGCGCTCCCATAATTGCACCGCCTACGATATAGATAGCTTCCTGGTGCTGTGTAAACCAAGCAACGAGCTCTCCTGTCTTCGCTATCCAAACCGGCAGCGTGTTTGTTACGAATCCCGATGCCACGTCCACGAATTGCTTCGCGTATGGCAGGAGTTTTTCTCCGATGACCTGCGCCTGCGCTGTCATTGCGTCTTGCAACGTGCTCATCGTTCCGGCCAAGGTCTTGCTCTGTGCCTCCATACCTCCATAGAATAATCCGCCGGCGCTGGTGGCATCCTTGAACGCCTGGGTGACCATATCCGAACTGATCTTACCCTTCTCCATATCTTCTTTCAGATCTGCCATACTCTTTCCAGTTTTC